TCTGCTCCCACAACTCAACAGCACTGATGGTCTTGTACACCCTCCCTTCAAACTTCAAATCAAATGGTAGATCATCAGTTACACACTGCATGAACTGATCCGTAACACCTACACTAATATTAAACTGTGAGAGTTTGTCTGTGTTTTGTTTAGAGTGGACGAACTCTTCTATGTCCGGGTGATCGACGCGGAGTACACCCATTTGAGCCCCACGACGATGACCGCTGGATGAGATAGTTTTACATAAGGCATCAAAGATCCCCATGAAGCTGAGTGATCCTGAAGACTTAGAGTCAAGCGACTTAATGTGATCACCACGGGGCCTAAGCGTAGAGAAGTCGTAGCCAATACCTCCTCCCATTCTCATTGTTTCAGCAGCCTCTGCAAGTGCTGCCATTATACCTACCATACTATCAGGTATTCTACGAGAGACGAAACAGTTGTATGGTGTAACTCTACGCGCTGCACCCATAGCACTCTGGACTCTACCCGGCGGCAGCCATTTCATCTCTAGGATCAACTGTCGATACGCATGATAGTGTTCCTCACTATCCTTTTGAGCATTAGCCTGTCGGCTCATGGACTCCTTGAAGTCTTCTCCTTTCTGCCTATACTTAGTCTGATGTAGCTCTTTCGAGAAGGGTTGCTTTGGGCCGTACTCTATATCTTCATCCATTATCTCACCTCCGTTACAACATTATCCATGCCACTTTTATTCACTATATTCTTCCTTTCTCGCATCCAACTGCCGCAATCCCCACATCTTAACCTCTGGTATATAGCAGTAGCTGTTTGATAAAACCCTCTCTTCTGCAGCTTATCTGAATTACATTTGGTGCACCTAGGTTTGTCTAAACTGCCGTACATACTCTGATTGGGATGCCCATCAACCCACGGTAACAACTTCTTGTACACTTCCTCAAGCAGTGTCACGTCCCTCTTGTTATACTTCTCCATCTGCTTCCAAGCTTTATCGTCACCTGCCATACACTCAGTCCACAAGCTCATACCTTTGTGCTTTTCTTTGTTTCTTAATCCAAGATGTGTCGCAACGTAATCGAGTTTGTTACTAGCAAGTCTGAACTGCCGTCTAGCTGTCTTAAGTAAATCGATTTGCTTATACGGGCTTGGTCGGCTAAGGTTATTAATGATAAACTCCCCATTAAGGGTTGGCATATCAAATCTCGTACCATTATAGTGTATGACTGCATCTGCCTCTTCCAATAATTCATGCATTCTTATAAGCATATCTTTATCAGTGTGCTTGCTGAACAGCATCTTCTTACTGCCTAACCACTTAGCTGCCCAACAGGCTGTGTAACCTGCCTCAACTATCTGGTTCAACCCTACATTTTGATCCCATAAACCCCACACGTAGACTTTGTGTGGGAACGTCTCAATGTCCAGTAGGAGTGTTTTCATTTCCTTGTCCTCAACTTCCTTTCATCTTTCGTTTTAAGATCGTGACACGATTTACAAAGAATTTGCAACCCTTCCTCCTCTACGAACATCCTTTTGACATACTCATCCCAGCTAACAAACCCAGCAACTGGCTCAACGACAGGGCTAATATGATCAACGTGAATGTTGTTGACCCTCTTCACACCTACCTTAACTGAAGCTTCCACTTTGTGAGCTTTACACTTGTACCCCGCACAGCGGTACCAACCTCTTTTGATGCTAGCCTTCTTCTTCACTTTGTGGATTGGTCCCCAGCGACGAAGGGTGCCGCGTAAGGCTCCAGTGATGAACGAATGAAACCTAGCTTCTGTCCAAGTCTGGCTATTGCGTGGCCTACTAACTGGCAACTTGCCCTCCTGTAAAGATATCTATCAACTCTAGTTCACCATCAGGATCTATCACGTATACTCCATAGAGTGTCGTAATATACATCACACCACCCCACTCCTCAACATATTGTAAGCTGTCAAAAGAAGGTAACCTAGCCTTTATGAGCGTTTCCCCGCTCATGGTCCTTTCAACTCCCAAGCAAGTGTATCAGGTGTATTGTCTGGGTTGTAGCTTCTGACCAACCACAAGAGTTGGGCTTGTTCTTTTAGATAGTCCTTCCAGTCATAGTCTCCTTTGTATCTAGATGAATAGGCATCGCGCATAGTCCCTAGCATTATCTTAGGTTTTCTAGAATCGTTCAGAAGTGTCCAAGCAGCTTTAGGGCCTTGTCCGGGCAACCCCGGTATATTATCGGCGCTATCCCCCATAATCATCTGAGCACAGAAGAATAAGTAGCCCGTCCCTATAAGCTTATTCTTCTTCTGGTCCCAATCCAAGGAACCCGCCTCTTCGATATAGGTTGGGCCAAACTCAGCTTGTCTCCCTACTTCCCAACTATAAAGCCATCCGGGCACCTGCCTCAAGTCCTTATCCCTCGAACAGATTACGGTGTTGTCTGGATCTTTCGTGTGCTCGATAGCCATCAGGTCATCTGCTTCGAGACCGCGCTCCTCCTTACAATCCCATGTAGTAGGGCCATAGACAGACAAGTTCTTAAAGTGAAATGGCTTTACATTAGTTCTCGTTCCTTTGTAAGGTTTCGATACAGCTACTTGATCTCGGAAAGTGGGGCCATTGGTCATGTACATCGTAAGATCAGTGGCACCGGTGGCCTCTAGGATCTTATCCACTTTATTGTGCAGACAAGCTTCCACATAATCCCAAGGAGGTAGGGCGTCTGATCCTAGCTCTGGGTTGCTGTACCTCCAAGATGCTTCAGCAGCAAATGAAACTTCATATCTTAAAATATCGTAGTCTATGAGAGCCTTCATAGCATCCTTTCTGGTGGAAAGCAGGTGGGGCACCTTTGGCAACCCCACCTTTTGTCTAACTCAGTAGGCAAGATCTCCTAGGCTACTCTCAGGTGTGTCTACATCTTCTACATCAGCTATCTCAATCCCTGAAATCAACTTCTGTAAATCACTCCCTTCAAACTCTAGATTTGCTACGATCTTCTTCTGCATCCATGGTGCCAACCCATTAAACGCATCCATATCAGGTTTATCAATGTCGAATAACTTACTGACTCCTACCATCTCTGACAATTTGTCTACATCTTTGCTACGCATAGTAGATAAGGCTGTAGGGTTTTCATAAATTCGGGTTGGGTCTTTTCGATCTGGCGACTGGACAATTGTTAGCATGATTGGCAGACCTATCAGCTTCGTCCAATCCCCATCAAATTCGCCAGTAGGATCAAGAGCGTTATAGCGTTTAGTAGACTTGGCAAGCTCCGCTCCTAACGAATAGAATGGGAAATACTCACTGATCTGCCTAGGTTTGCTTTCATCAGGATCACCCGCTTCATCCGACATAAACTCATCGTTTAACTCGTAGGTCACTAGGATCTCTGGCTGTGGCTTCTTCAGTTGTCCTTGATATGGACGTTGTGCTTGTAGTCCACAGTCAATAACATTCAGCAACCTAGCAGGATATGTGCCAGACTCTAGAGGGTTGAACTTGCTTCTAATGTCTCCTGTAGATTTAGCGTTTAATGTCATATCTTATATCTTCCTTGTCTGGTGGGTTTCTAAACAACTCCTAAGAACTCTTCTACTACTACTATGTATATCAGTTTTTTCAGGTTTTTACGACATTTTTTCTGAAATTAAATAAATTAGATTATTAATGTGACATATATACAACACCTATGACGCTCACAAGAAGTGGAAGGAAGGAAGAACGCTCGCTGCGCTCTCTAATGCATTAAAGATAAGAATCAATGAGTTAGACTCCAGTTGCTTCCTATCTTATATGTACCAGATTGTGGTACTACCAGTCCTAGTTGTTCTGCAGCAGTTGTTATGCTACTGCTCATGATTTCTCCTACATCTTCAGCTATCTCAGGTTTGCATTCAACCTGAACCTCGTCATGGTACCAACATAGCACACCGTAGTCCTCGCCGTACCTATAACGCTTGCTCAGTGCCTCGCAGATATCATTGTACGCATGGGTCATCATGATTGCCTCATCGCTCTGTAGTGCAGAGCATAGCACCTTATGCTCGCTATCACAACTGATCCTTCTATCATCCAAACCTTTTATCCAACCATTTCGATATTCTATAGCACCGGGGTACGCCTCACTCTTCCTAGGTTGTGCATGACTTCTCCACTCCTCGCACAAATGTTCGACAACCCCCTCCATCTTGGGTAGTTGGTTAAAGAACTTCTGTTTAAGCCTTTTACCAGCTGCTTGACTACCCCCTACAATCTTCCCAATCTTCGTGTCTCCAGCGCCAAAGATCAGAGCGTAGAAGAATGTCTTAGCTTGGTCTCTGTTTTCTAACCCGGCAGCTATCCTGTTTACTTCATGGTGGTCCTCCGACAGTACAGCCTTGGTGTAGGCAGGGTCTCCCATTCTTTCGCAGAGCATCCGCATCTGACAACTGGCAGCATCCGCCCCTACCAGTACCCAACCCTCCTTGGCCACAAAGCAACTTCTGATCTGCTTGCCGAAAAAAGAGGAAGGTCTTGGCACATTGACCAACCCCTTATGCCGAGCCCTTGCAGTGACGGTTAAACCTGTGACCACTGATGGCATACGACCGTCTTCTCTTACAGTGCCCCTCCAGCCCTCTAGAACGGCCCGCCAGTGCCTACATTGAACTCTCCGTACCACTAGCCTACCCAAGGCACCTTGGACGCCTGTGAAGGGGTCTTCCTTGTTCAGTTTGGGGCTCGTCTTTTCACCTTCATCATTATAATTATAAGCAGCTGGCTGCCACCCCTGATCCAGTAGAAATTTCTTAATTTCCTGAGTCAGACTGACATCTACTTTCCTAAACTCTACTCTAGAAAATGGACCAGAGATAGAACTATGACACAGGCCAGCAGAAACACTACGCTCCGACGCAACACTAAGAGTTCCGTCTTTCTTGAATGGTTTCTTGATGTAACCATAAACACCTTTGACCTTGTGTTCCTTGGGTTCGCATAGAAATGGCAAGTATGGCTCGGTTTTTTCATCTATCTTATCTATCCACTTTGTCAGTTGTACAATGCTATTCTCTAGGTGGGGCACATCCACTGTCCAGCCGTACTCAGATTGTTGCTGGAGGTTGGCGAAGAGTTGACCAGTAGCTTTGATAGCTCTACCCCAGCCTTCCCCTTCAGCTTCATTCTGGAGGGCTGTCAGGATTTTATGCTGTATTTCCACATCCACAGCACATCTCTCAAGAATGAGAGGGGAGTACGTCTCCCACTCTTCGATGGCAACTTCAACTTTACCCATACCGACTCGCCATCCCCAAGCTTCAACACTATGTGGTCCAGCCCTTCTATTTCCACAATGGACAGGCAAAGTCCGGGCGGGACGCTGTAGCCTACTGATAAGTAAAGTGTCGATCTTCCTCCCCTCGTAGTTGTATCCGTAGAGCTTATAAAGTAGCGGCCAATCATACGCAGTACCTCCATGTGTGACAATTATGTCACATGTGTCTAAGAATTTAAGGAGATGCTTAAGCTTACTTGGTGCAAAAGTTAACACCTCCTTGGTGCTCAGGTCTTTGACAACCCCACACCAGACCTTGGTAGCATCAGGTAATAAGCCGTTAGCCTCAAGGTCAAAAACTACTGCTTTCATTCTTCTTCCAACCCCTCACCTTTGAGGTTGTCAGTAAACCGCTCAATGATCTTATCCACATTCCTTACGTTTTCAGGGACTAGTTCAGAGATCTCTAGGCGGGTCATCCCATGATGGAGGTAAAGTTCTATTACCCGCTTGTGGCTGTCAGGCAAATCACTTATGGTTTCCATTATAAAAGATTGTTGGTATCTGCTCAAACCGCTCTCATTCGCTAGTCGATTATCTTTCTTAGCATCGTATTCCACTACCATCCCATCTCTGTTGATCTCATTCCACTTATTGGCAATACAATTTCTCAATATCTGAAGGTACCACTTCTGCATTCCAAGCTCATAATCATAGCTTCCCCAATAAGATAAAGCTCTTACATAGGCATCCTGTACTGCTTCTTCAGCATCTGCATGGTTTTGTAAAGAGGTGTAGGCCAACCCTATCAACTGAGACAGGCTGTTACGGTGGTGATCCTCAACCGCCCTGTAAACTTTATCTTTTAACCGCCGCTTTTCACTGCGTTTTGCAGCTTCAGTCCACTCCGGGTCTGTGGTTATTGGCATCATCTACTCCTTAATCTCATTGAAAAGACCAGTATTCTTGTCCCAGTACAGAGAAACTACACCACTGCTTCCGTACTGCCTATCTTCTAACATCACTAACTGCCTTAAATTTCTTTGCTCTTCAGGCAGATTGGGATCTTTGTTCCCCTCAAGGCCCAACATATATTGAGTAGACCGCATCATACTCCTCGAACCACTAAACTGATGTGAGTAGACGGTGCCGCCACGTTCATGTGGTTCCCCGACTTTGGGTGCATTGAGGTGGGCAAAGAACCAGATAGATATGTTTTGATCTTTAGCAAGCATCGCAGCGTCTTGTGCAATAGCACCAAGCATCGTGTTGGCATCGCTGGCTGGCATCCCCAGCACTAAATTAGTAATCGGGTCTATCATCACCAGTTTTACGCCATTTTCATGAACAGCATCAAGTATATCCTGCTTCAGAACATTCCAAGACAACTCCTGATACTGCTCTACCATGTGCAACCTATCTTCGATTAACTCAGCTGCCTTGTCTACTGCGACAGGGTCAATTGGTATGTCTGAGTCGTACATTATAGATCCTACCGCTTTACCGGCCATGTGCTTTGCCGTCCAGACTAATCCTTCTTCAGGTTTTGCAACTAACACATGTATCTTGTGTTTTACGATAAAGTGGACTACTAGCGCGTTGAGTAGGTCACTCTTACCCATCTTCACTCCAGATCCTACATAGTAAACCTCTCCATAACGTAAACCTCGTGTCAGCTTTGTCAGCCCCTCAAAGGGAAAATCTAGCCCCCTAGGTACAGGTTTCTTGATATCCTCTATGTAATCAAGGAAATTCTTAACCCTAGTATTCTTTGGTTTAGCAGCTTGGAAGACTAACGCCTTCCATAGTGCATCCTTGTGACCAGCCACAAGGCAATCATTAGGATCTTTACCCGGAACCACAACAGATGTGGCTTTAGGGTAGGCTTTGATTGCATCAGAAGTCGCCTTCTCTCCTGCTTCGTCCTGATCAAATACCAGAACCACCTCCGAGAAATGATTTCGAATGGAAGTAGCATTTTCAGTTAACCCTTTCTTGGCACTGCTTGCGCCATGGACTAAACTAACTACAGCTGGAACCTGATACCTGTACTGAGACGGCCCCTCCTTAATCTTACGCAGTAACACTTGATACACTGTCAGAGCGTCTAGCTCACCCTCTGTGATGTATAGACGTTTACTGCCAGATGTGATAGCTTGTTCCCAACCAAATAAATTAACAGTCTTGGTTGTACCAATGGTAAACATCACCTTACCTTCGACAATCCTGCACTTATACCCTACCACCCTCCTATTCTCAGCAGTATATGGGTAGAAGTGAGAAGTGATGGTGGACCCGTCTTGCTCACTGAGTCCAACTTTAACCCCAAAGTGGTCTAGAGTTTGACTGTTTAAACGCCTGTCGTGCAAGTCTCGCGAAGGGTATTGCCCTATTAAGTCTAGCTCTGTCTGTATCTGGGCAGGAGTTTTTACCACCACAGGATGCTTTTTAGCTACAGGTTGTCCACCGTATGGGTCTGCCACGAAAGTATTACAGACAAAGCAAAACCCGGAATAGGCCCCATCTGAAATGAAAACTTGAAGACCATCAGATGACCCACAATCGTGTGGGATCTTCTCTACACACTCCCCGCCCATCACTCACTGTCCCCTTCCACTGAAACTATTAAAAAACCTAAGCGGACTTCTCGGTACCAGCAGAGAGAAATCGGCAAACTCTTCCTCCACCGCCATCCAACCCACTTACTGCTGATTGAAAATGATAAACTTATCACGAGTATGACCACCGGTTATCTTTACGCCTGATTTGTTGAGCAATAAAATCCAACTTAACGGCCATAGCAGTCCACCCAAACCTAGCGGCGGAAGAGGCAACTTCCACAATCTTAGCTGCGCGTTCCCTCTCAGCGCAGAGAGCGTTCGCGATCAAGGGGATTAGCAGGGCTTGCTGCGTAGGGTTAAGATGTGGGACAGAACCGTGAAAA